AAGAGTTTACAAAAACAAGATGTTTGGGAATATATTAAACCATTAGAACAATTAGAAAAAAGTGTTAAAGAAAAATATGATGATTTAAAATATAACTTCAAAGACCATGGTCTAGGTGTTATAGACGCACCATCTATTTACAATGACGTTTCAAATCATTTTCACCAAGAGTTGAGATTAAATTGCTCAAGTTATAGTTTCAAAGGACCTTTAGATGTATGGTATAAAGGAACTGCAAAAGATATATGGCGATGTTTAGGACCTATATGGCGTGGTATCAATAATATGAAACCTGCTATGATAGATGGCAAACAAGAACTAAGAGGTGGTAACTTATCAGAATCAAGTTACATGAGTGCATTTAGATTAGGAACTTATATTGCAACACAATTTAAACCTAATGTTGCAAAAGCAATATATCAAATGACAGACGCAAAAAGAGTATTAGATACTTCATGTGGTTGGGGTGATAGACTTGCTGGTTTCTTTACTAGTGACGCTGAAGAATATATCGGTTGCGATCCTAATCCTAACACTTACAAACTATACATGAAACAGATAGAAGTTTACAATAGTTTTTTACCAGAAGAAAAACAGAAAAAAGTTACTATCTATAATTGTGGTGCTGAAGATTTGCCATGGGATGAAATAAAAGATATTGATTGTGCCTTTACAAGTCCACCTTATTTCTCAACTGAAAGATATAATGAAGGTGGTGAAAAAGAAGAAAATCAATCATGGTTTAAATTTGATGAATATGCTAAATGGCGTGATGACTTTTATTTACCAGTTGCACAAAAAAGTTTTGAGAGATCAAAACATATGTTTGTAAACATTATGGATCCAACAATTAAAGGTAAGAGATATTTTAGTTGTGATGAATTAGTTGATAGTTTAAAAGATAACTTTGTAGGACAAATCGGTATGAGAATAATGCAAAGACCTAAGTCAGATAAACTATTTGAAAGTGAAGAAGCAAAAGCAGAATTTATGAATCGTATTTTTATTGAAAACGTTTGGTGTTTTTCAAAAGAAAAATTAGATTACTTTAGACACAGTAGAAAAGCAACCTTGTTTTAATAAATATGACCATGTCAATAACAAAAATAGATTACGAAGATAAAAAAGAATATTGGGATTACCAAAGACTTTTAGAATATAATAGAGAACTATTACAAAAAAGATTAAATAGAGTTGATGGTAAAATATTTGGTCCTTTAGGTAGAGTTGACGCAGATGAATTTTTTGATAGTATATGGGCAACTGTTTCAAATGATGATTTAGAAGAAGCACCTGAAGAATGGATACCAAGTGATCCTAAATTGAGATTTGAATGGGAAAAAGCACCTAAAAAGATTAAAAAAAAAATAGTGAAGTCAGGTAAAAGCGTTTCAGGAAACGTATTTAAAGAGTATTGACAAAATAAAGAAAATGTGTTATACTAGAAGTATAAAATGTTTGTTATAAAAGGAGAACAAGATGAGTGATTTTTTAAAAGATATAATAAAAGAAACAGGTAATGAATACGCTACACTGATTAGTGAGGGTATTGAAGCAGGTGATGTAGATAGTTTTATTGATACAGGTTCTCACGCCTTAAATGCTTTATTATCAGGTTCTATATATGGTGGTATGCCATCAAACAAAATAACAGCGATTGCTGGTGAAGCTGCAACAGGTAAAACTTTCTTTGCATTAGGAATTGTAAAAGCATTTTTAGATAAAAATAAAGAGGCAGGTGTAATTTACTTTGAATCAGAAAGTGCATTAACAAAAGATTTAGTTGAGGCAAGAGGTATCGATAGTAAAAGAATGGTAGTTGTGCCAGTTGCAACAGTACAAGAATTTAGACATCAATCAATAAAGGTTGTTGACAAATATTTAGAACAGGATGCTTCTAAAAGAAAACCTTTAATGTTTGTATTAGATAGTTTAGGTATGCTATCTACAACAAAAGAAATGGAAGACACAGCAGAGGGTAAAGAAACTAGAGACATGACAAGATCACAAATTGTCAAGGCCGCATTTAGAGTATTAACATTGAAACTAGGTAAAGCAAAAGTTCCTATGATTATGACAAACCATACTTATGATGTTATTGGTTCAATGTTTCCACAAAAAGAAATGGGTGGTGGTTCTGGTTTAAAGTATGCTGCTTCTAATATTGTTTATCTTTCAAAACGTAAAGAAAAAGATGGCAAAGAAGTTGTGGGTAATATTATTCACTGTAAGAATTACAAGTCAAGGTTAACAAAAGAAAATGCTTTAATAGATGTTAGATTAACATATAAAGATGGCCTTGATAAGTATTATGGGTTGCTTGATCTTGCATTGAAACATGAAATATTTAAATCTGTTTCAACAAGAATTGAGTTACCAGATGGTACAAAACAATATGCTAAGACAATTAATAACGAACCCGAAAAGTTTTTTACTAAAGACATTCTTAAGCAGATTGATGAAGTAGCTAAAAAAGAGTTTCTATATGGACAAGACTAAGAAAAAATATCATTATGCTCAACGTGACGTTGACGATTATTCGTGTATCAAAATCAGCGAAGGAAAATATGAAGGTGTTATTTACACTTATGGTAAGGTTATGTTTGCTTCTGAAGCAAATCAACAAGACAAGTTACCATTAAAGTTTGAATATACTGTTAAGAAAAATCCTAAAGGTGTTGATACCGAATCTGAGGAATTTAGAACGTTGATCGGTGATATATTAGTCGATGAAATAGAGGGACAATTAAAAGATGGAAAGCTACAACTCAACAAGTAAATTTGAACAAACAATTTTAACCAATCTTATTCATAACGAAGAATTTGCCAGAAAGGCAGTTCCTTTTTTAAAAGATGAATACTTTAAAGATAGTGTTGAGATTACGTTATTCAATATTATAAATAACTTTATAGGAAAATATAATAATCTTCCTACTAAAGAGGCGATCGGTATTGAATTATCAAATTTAAAAACAATTACCGAAGAAGAACATAATCAAGCAAAATCATTATTAAACACTTTGAATTATGAAGAAGTGGATCCAAATTGGCTGATCGATACAACTGAAAAGTTTTGTAAAGATCGTGCTGTATATAATGCTGTATTATCAGGTATAAGGATTATAGATGGTAAAGATAAAAAACACACTCCCGAGGCGATACCGAGCATCCTTAGTGAGGCTCTTGCTGTTTCTTTTGATCAGCATATTGGCCATGATTATCTAAAACAACCAGATGTTAGATTTGATTATTATCACAAAGTTGAACAACGTCTAAGATTTGATTTAAACTATTTCAATCGTATTACAAAAGGTGGATTACCACCTAAGACACTTAATGTTGCTCTTGCAGGAACAGGTGTTGGTAAGTCGTTGTTTATGTGTCATGTTGCTTCTTCAATGTTAGCACAAGGCAGAAACGTCTTATATATCACTTTAGAAATGGCAGAGGAGAGAATAGCCGAGAGGATTGATGCTAATCTATTAGATGTGACTATTGATGATCTATATCAAATGCCAAGAGACCTATATGACAATAAGATCAACAAAATGCAATCTAAGATAAATGGTCAATTAATCATCAAAGAATATCCAACTGCGTCTGCTCATAGTGGTCACTTTAAATCATTATTTGATGAACTGTCTTTAAAGAAATCTTTTAAACCAGATATTGTATTCATAGATTATTTGAATATATGTACAAGTGCAAGATTTAAAGGTGGTAATATTAATTCATATACAATGATTAAATCTATTGCTGAAGAACTTAGAGGACTTGCTGTTCAATACAATGTTCCTATTGTGTCTGCTACACAAACAACTAGAACTGGTTTTATGTCAAGTGATGTAGGACTAGAAGATACATCAGAAAGTTTTGGTCTACCTGCAACTGCTGACTTTATGTTTGCCTTAATCTCAAATGAAGAACTTGAAGAACTAGGACAAATGAAAGTTAAACAATTAAAAAATCGTTACAATGATCCTGGTATTAATCGTGCCTTTATCATTGGTGTTGATAGATCAAAAATGAGATTGTATGATGTAGAAAACAATGCTCAACAAATAGTAGATAGTAACCAAGAGTCACAGGAGAAGATAGATACACCATCTGGTCCTCAACCTGTTGACCCTTACGATAAATTTTCAGGATTTAAAGTATGATAAAAAAGAAACCATCAATATATTATAAGGCACAAATGGTAAAATTAAAAGGTAAGATTATCTGGCGTGCCGTAGAAATGCCTAGTAAACTTGTTTTCAAAGAGTCTTTTTTTGAAGAAGATATAAAAGAGATTGTCAAATTTCAAAATCAAAATAAGACATTTGGAGCATTTGGGCTTCCACCATTTTTTGATCTAAGAAATAGTAATGAAAAACTATCAGATAATGGTAAAAGCAAATACAACTCCCCACCAAGAACTAGAGGTAGAAGTCGTGCATAAATATATGCATGCCAAACTTAAATAATATAAGCGTTAAAGAAGGAGAATTTACTGCTATGCAGGAAAAGGCAACTGCCTTTATATTCAAACGTTCTTATTTACCACCTAAAAAAAGATTTAAATCAGCGGAAGATATTGTTAAAGATAAAGACACTGTAAAAGGTTTAAAAGAAATATTTGTGTTTAACAATAAACAACTGTTTAACTACACACTCCCCTGGTCTCAAAACCAAGAAAAAGTTTGGTTTGAAACTTTTTATAAACAACATGAAAAGATATTAGATGTTTTTCCTAATGCTAAATTTACTATTTTTGATAGAGACGATAAAGATGGTTTTATGGAATGGTTTCAAAAACTCATAAAAGATTACTTCAGAATATCAAAGAAAGATAGTTATAATCCTGCTGATATTTGGTTAATAGATAAAAAAGAAGTTAATAGAAAAACCATAATAAAAGAATTAAACCAAGATTCTGCTACAAGAACCCTTACAGAATTAAATCAAGTAATGAGATCACTATACAATGAAAAAAAAGTTGTGGGACTTTCTTTAAAATTAGTATCAGGACAAACAGCAAAGTATGAAAGAGTAAACCTTGATGATAAGTTTTTTAAAGATTTAGAAGCTAAAAAAGGTGTATATGATTATAAACTTAGTGATATAAAAATGGACTTAACTACCATTGGATCAGGAAAAAGAGCCAATTGGAAAACACAGGACACAGTTATTTCTCTAAGTCTTAACAATTCGATAAAAGTAAAATTTCAAGTTAAAGGAAACGGAACTTCTAAATTTGAAAATTTAAAAATTGAAGGAACGGGTGTTGGGGAAAAGGCAAGACTTGGTAAAGCACCTCTACTACTTATTTCTAAATTAACAAGTGGTAAACCATATAAGAAAACATTTCAAAACAGATTTGCTGATTTTCCAAAAGATACAAAAGAGTTTATAAAACAATCTAAAAAATATAATAATATGTTTAGTGAACTAGTAGCAAATTGTAAAAAAAATAATATAAGATTAGTAACTAATATATTACCTAAAGACTTTACAAAGCAGATGAAGATTGCTTTTGACGGAGAGAAACCTTGGATTGCAAATTCTAAATTAATGCAATTAACCTTTGTTCATACGATTTGTTCAATGGTAAACAAAGATATGATGGATGAATATGTTACTGATATTTTATTCTTGTCTAAAAAAGAAGGAAGAAATATCTTTCAATTTGGCCCTTTTGGTAAACTATATTAGTATAAATAGTCATAAAAAAGATTGTATTTGTTTATGGAATAGTGCTTGACAAATAGCACTAAATTTGATATAATATATTATATGGATAACGTGGGAGAAACATGCAAAGTTTTAAACAATATTTAAGTGAGGCTAAAAATACTCATTTAGAACATTTAGAAGATTCTATCATTAATGATGGATATGAAGGTGGTGTTAATGCCATTACATTTCTTAAATCATTAAGAGATATGCTTATCGGATCGTCAAGTAGAGGATTAAACGTTTCAGTAAAATGGGACGGTGCTCCTGCTGTGATCTGTGGTATCAATCCTGAAAACGGCAAATTCTTTGTTGGATCAAAATCAGTATTCAACGTAACTCCCAAAATAAATTATACATCTGCTGATATTAGAAGAAATCACACAGGCGGACTTGCTGAAAAATTACAAGTTGCATTAGTAGAATTAAAGAAATTAGGAATCAAAGGCGTTGTTCAAGGTGACTTTTTATACACTAACAATGAATTAAAAAGTGCCAACATAAGAGGTGAAAGTGTTTTAACTTTTACACCTAATACAATCACATATGCTGTGCCTGTAGATAGTACAATAGGTAAAAGAATTGCCTCTGCTAAAATGGGTATC